TTACTTCTCAGACCTGTTATTAATTTTTTCAGCAACTTTATCAACTATGTCATCTGTCTTTTCTTTTGCTTGACTAACCTTTTCTTGTATCTTGCCTTTTAATTCCTTTTTATCATCGCCAGTTGCTTTACCGACCGTCTCATTTGTTTTACCTTTGATCATATCTTTTTTACTATCAATACTCATTTTAAAGTCTCCTTGTCTATATATTTTAGTGAATTTTTTCTTGTAACTTATCTCCAGCAGAATCTACACCCTTTGTTGCAATGATTGTGCCTGCAACTAGGACACCTCCAACTATTAAAGTGCTAACTGCCATGAAAGTAAAAGCTCCTTTTAATACATTCATCTTTTATCCTCCTCATGCTATTTTTTTAGTAACAAAGGATACAATTAATACAAGTACGATTGCTCCGAGTAATGAAGGAATGATTGCCATTCCTGCAAGTTGTGGTCCCCATGATCCAAGTATTCCTTCACCAATAAATGATCCAACGATCCCCGCTGCAATATTAGCAATCCATCCCATGGATTTTCCTCTATTAGTGATGGCTCCAGCAATTGCTCCAATAATCGCGCCTACAATAAGAACCCATAACCAATGCATAAAATCACTCCTTCTCTTTAATTGTATTTAAATATTATTATATTACGAAAATTATTTCAAATTATATGCACAAAAAAAGACCCACACCTAACTTAATAGATGTGGGTATTATTGTATCTTTTATCCCTTGAATCCAGAACCTTGCTGGAATTTAACTGGGATATATTCATCTGTGGAAACTTAGTAGCACCAGCCTACATTAGGTACTTTAAATAGTGCTTCACCGGTTGCCCATGAAGTGCCACCTTTAAATACTTGGTTGCTGTCCTTTATGCTTTGACCTTTAGAATTGTATGCATTAACTCCGTAACCGTCTAGATAGTTAATAACAATCTTGCCCGCCTTGTCAGTGACAGACTGTGGAATGTAAGTATCATTGCCGATTTTAAAGTATGCTTTTTTATCACGTACTAGAATATCAGCTGATTGCCATGCCGTTCCACTAAGGATATCAGTCCCAATATGGGGAACGCCTTTGCTATTTGTTGTGGTAAATGCTTTGAAGTAGTCAGCTGTCACAGTCACCACATTATTAATAGTGGCTTTCTTCTCTGGTTCGGGCTCGTCATCAAATCCGTTTGCAAGGTCATATGCTAGCTGTGATTTAGTGATACCCATGCTTGCAAAGTAAGGGTAAGGATCAACGTGGTCACCGCCAAAATTATTAGTTACCCATTGATGTGTCTTGATTCCATTGCCCCCACCATCTAGAACAAGTGGGATACCGTAAGCATTAGCGTAGTAGCGAGCTACTTCCACATACAAACGATAGGCTTCTCGAAATTGTTGCTTGTCGCCTGTTCTTGCAAACTCGATTTGTACGGGGGCATAAGGGTTAGCTGTTAATGCTCCCCACGATACGTAGCCTGGTTCACCGACTTGATACACTTGAGCCTTGCCGTCCATATAACCAACAAAAAACTGGACGTAAGCATTGCCGTAGTTATTGTGCATGAACTGTACTTCATGTAGTAACGCTTGTGAATCTCGCTTGTCGTTATCGTTTCCAGATTCGTGGAGGATAATAAAACGGTTAGAAGCTAGCCGTGTATCACCTTGGTAATCGCCTAGTGTGTATGTCTTATTAATGATATTAGGATTAAACATATTTTATCCTTTCATATCCAGATTTTTTTGTTCTTTGGTTGGTTTCCATTCGGTAGAATAACCACCCGCTACGCCTTTAAATCCTGTAAATAGTCCTGCTGTACCTGCGCCGACCAAAAAGCCAGCAAATCCGCTTTGATAAAGACTTGAATCATTTTGCATAAAGCCGACAAACAGACCAATTAACACCCCCAAAATCATTGATACAAACGGTAAATACTTATTTGCTAACTTAATCTTACTGATCTTGATTGCTTGAGTAATTGCGTAAACGGCAACGCCAATCAACGTAAGTTCTCCTGCACTAATCAAATTTAAACCTAAAATATAATCCATGTTTTTCCCTACCTATTGTTATTCATTATTTTTAATACCATGCAAGCCAATCTGTCCAATTCATTGTGATTGCTCCTTTAACTCTTCAATTTGTTCGGAAAGTAAAGTAATTGAATGATTTAGCCGTGCAATTTCCGATTCTAATTGAACTATTTTTATATCCCGAGTTTGAATATCGGTTAGTTGTGCCCTTAATTTGTCGATAAGTTCACCATCGGTTTCCTTGTCCGGTGCCCTTTGGTTGATTTTCGCCACAATCACCCCCATAACTAGCGAGATAAGCATTCCCAAAACAGTAACCCAATCATGCTGCATTCTATCCACCCGCCTTTGCTGTATGAACAATCAGAACGATAACAAAGGCGGTTAATCCTGCTCCAATCGAGAATTGATTCAATTCAATATCAATTTGAATAAACGTTATAAAAAAATACACCCATACTGCACTTAAAAAACCCACGAATATATTTTTGATGTTCCAAAGTTTAATGTTCCAAATCGATATCAATACACCTGCCGTTGCGATTGCAAACAAAAGCGCCACCATAAGGGACGTGTCTAATAATCCAACGAACCCGAGCCATGGCGGCGCTTGATTTAAAATATCTCTTTGACTTTTTACGAACAAACCCAAATATGCAGTACATATTGAAAGCCAGAACCATATCCAATTTCTCTGATAGTGACGGTGTATGTGTAGTAGTTGTTGTTTCATTTTTACACCCTCTTAAATAACAACAACGTTGTTTAATATCCAGTCAAGCGTGCCATGTCCATCAACAGGCATACGGCTTCGGCTTGACACCCCAATTGTTCCGTTACTATTTGGAGTTAATTCAATGTACAAGTTTGTAGCTGTAACTGTGGCGCTTACCCCCGAGTCGGTTTTAGCTGTTAACGATATCGAGGACTTATAATTTACAACTTGCTTATTTGCTGATAACTGTTCTTTTTTCAACATTAATGGGAACTTGCTTTGATTATCAAAAACAATTCCCGACACAATTGGGTAATAAGTCGATTTTAGTATCAAACCACCAATTTCATAACTCGTTGACTTGTCAGAAAAATTGAATTGAATACCTTTCTCAATATTCTCAAAGTTACCTGTAACCCCCTGTAACGCAATATTTTCTTTATAAGGAAGAACACCATTGCGGGTGTACAAAACTGTTCCACTTGGCAAATAGTCGATCGTTGGTGATGGATTGGGATCTGGTTCCGTCTCTACTGGACTTGCTGGATTACTCGGTCCAGAACTCCCACTCAAATTGCTAAGATCAATCACATTATTTTGATCAACGTTAATTGTTACGATTTCCCCATCAGAATTTTTAATTTTGATTGTTCTTATTGTTTTTGTTGCTAAGTCGGCAACCTTTGATAAATCATTCATTTGTTCACCGCCTTAATATGCCGTAATATCGTTGATTGGAATTCTTGCCTCACCAACATTACCATCAGCAATAAACTTTGAATGAATTAGTAATTCTTCTTCAACAACTTCCAGTTGTATATATAGCGTTAATACTCTAATCGAAATTGAAACAGGGTCGGGTTCTGCCATATTTACTGCTCTAAAGCCACCAAAATTTGTCAACGTGGGTTCAAAATCGAAACTCACAGTTTTCCCAATTAAGTTAGGAATAGCGCTTTTTTCAATTGTAAATCCGTTATCAGAAAAATCAGAAATCCCATTTGCATTGGGAGAAATCGGTGTTACAGTTCTATTCAACATATCTTCTAATGTGAATTCACTACCAGATAGTTTTCCATTAACATTAGCAACTAAATTTGTTTGAATATATTTCACAGCAATTCCATTCGGCAAATTTGCTCCATCGGTACTAACCTTATTTAGCCTAAATACTTGTTCACTGTCGGCAGGACTATATATCCAAGAATTAACAGAACCAGATTCAATTAATCCAATTTGTTCACCAATCTTTATCGGCTCGGTTTTTGGTGCAGTTGATAAATCGGATAAATCTACGACACCATTTTCATCTGGTTTCCGTGTAATTAAAGAGTCCTTGTTTTCTGGATCAGCAATCTTTACACCAAAAGCACCTTTTGTTACTGCTCTGGCAGTTGTAGTTAAATTATTCTCTGCCATCTATACCGCCCCCAATGTCTGAATTTTTGCCAAAACGTCGGGATCTGAAATTGTGTCATCAGTTGGCAAGTCCATAGCGTTAACAATTCCTGTGATAATCTCTTCTGCCTCGGACTTCTTAATAACGTTGTTGTCATCAATTAATTTTTCAATTGCCTGTAAATCAGCCTTTAATGATTCAATCTTTGCTGTAATGTCTTCCGAGTCGATATTGGCGTTTGCCAAAACTTCCTGTAACGATTCGTAAGTTGAGGACATTTGAGTGAGTATCTCATTGGCCCCGGATATAAGTGAATTACTTTCCCCAATACCATCTGCACGTTGTACGTAAATAATGAAATTCGATGTTGAACTGCCATTGATTCTAAAATATGTTGCCGTGGTTGATCCACTTGATTGATACAATTCAAGGGGTAGTTGATAAGTGAACCCCACCGAATCACCGTTTGAATCTTTGTACAATTCAAAATGTGATTGTTCTTTGTCCTGTATCAATTGATTGTCAAATTTGGTTGCATCAAATTCAAATTGAGTTGTACTATCAACGGTCAACCCATCGCCCAAAATCACTCGCAATTTGTCGGGTGTATCTGCCTGTCTAATCCAAACGGGTTGAGCAATGTATCTTTTTGCTTTATGGTCATCTAGTTTAATTTCAAAAATAGACATTTAAAAACCTCCTATGAATATTTGTTTGCTTGATTTCTAATCATGTTCGATAGCCCGCTTTGTCTATCTTCTGGCGTTAATGCGAACGTTGAACCCGCTGTGATTTTTGAATTCAACGGGTTTACCAAATCACGATCAATAATTGTTATTCGTTGTTCAACATAGATATTTAACGATTCATCATACAAATAAATAGTATCGCCGATGTTGACAGTTCCAATGTCCCTATATGTTGCCTCTAGTTGCCTTTTTGGAGTGCACACGGTCAATAACTTTTTATAAGTCCTAGACAGTAGTTTCTCTGAAATCATTTCATCATCAAACTTAACTACCCCAATTCTGGGTGAACCATCTGAATACCCATATTGTTCAGTTGCTGCCATGTTCTCAACATATCCCTGCCCCATTGGTTTGGTAACGGGGTTGCCATCTGATAACTTCCACTCAACTTGGCTAAAATCAATAATTTCTTGATGCGAATTGTTTTCATCTGGCACGGTTGACGTACTACCGCCTGTTTCAGTACTGCTTGAATCAGCCGAAAACTCAACATCGTTGGCATCTAAGTATTGATTGGTTGATACACGATAATACTTTTTAAATTGGCTCGGTAGTTCCCTGTATAGATCAGTTCGCCATTCGCTGTCTTTTGCAACTTTCCTATCACGGTAGCGGTTTTCGTTTTTATCATAAAGATAAGCCGATTCTTTAATAACTTTAACCGTCCCGGGAGAATAGACGTTTTGCCAAAAATCTTGGACGGACGGGTCAGGTTCTTCAATTGTCATTGTTGCCCCATAACCCACCAACGCCGTATAAATTCCCGACCTGTCTTCTGTGTACTTTGTACCCGCCAAATCGGTGGTAACGTTGAATTTTAAATCTGTTCTATCCTCACCCATTTTGAAACGTGCGCTTGCCTCACGCCGTCCAATCTCATTACCAATGAATTTCAACTTGAAATCAAATTCAACATTCCAATATTCAACTGCCTTACTTAGTGCATCACTGATTGTTAAATCATTTCCCGTGAATGCCATCGGGTCGTAATCGGTGTGGCTAGGTGTGTAACCTACCTGCCACTGATCCGAATGCGGGGCATAGCTTAATAACTGTTCTAACAATTCATCAATGTACAAAAAATTGCTGTTTACTGACGTTTCCCCATCTTCCCGACCCCAAACACGGGCAACCCATGTTGCTGTGAAATCCTCGTATGCAGTTTCAAAGACAGTGAACGTGATTTCTTGGTAATCCATCGTAAATTGGGTGATTGAATACAAGTGTGTTTCAGTCAAATCATCTTGATTAGGAACGGCAATATATTTAGTTTTTGGGGCAAGTTCGCTGTTCCGTTTATCCCAATGTAAAGCAACGTTTAATTCATTAGCTTTGTTAATTTGAATCTTTTCTGTTCCACTTTTTACATCGTCAACAATCCCCAACAATTCCTGCTTAACGTCCAACAAATAAATTAATGTCATAGTTGTTTTGCTCCCACTGTTAATGTCGTCACGGTTGCTTTACCACTCAACAATAATTTAGAACCCTTTTTAACTTGGAAACTTTGCAATTGCGACATGTAATAAAGCCGTTCGGGTGCAGGATTACTATAAAAATAAACAAAGTTTTTTAATGGATCGTTGGGAATTATCTCAATCTCATCTGGCGGTGCAAACGTGCCTTTAATGGTGATTTCATGCCCCATATCATCTCTAATGTACGTGCTTGATGTTTCTTCCGTGTAATGAATTAAAATCCGTTCTGGCGCTGTTAAATAGGGAATATCTTCATCGATAGTGAATTCACGTTCACCCGTAATTTGATACGGGTTCTTAGGATATTTGAACGGGTCAACACAGGTGATAGTGAATGTTGAGAATCCTTGATTTCTACCTGCGGGAAACTCTTCAACCGCCGATACCGCACCGATCCAGTAATATTCTGGTTCATCTTTAAAATAAAACTTAAAAACTTCCCGTGTGAATAGTTGTTGATTCAATAGCCTAAAACTATAACGAAATTCAGTTGAATCTTTAGCTGCTAATAAATATTTGATCTTAATTTCTCGGGTAGGCATTCGCCTGTTAACGTATGTCCCACCGTTGAAAAATTCTTTTTCTTGAATATTCGTTTCTGGCGTTGCTAACTCACGCCCCGTCACTTGTACAGTCTGATATCCCTCAATAATGCTTTCTAAAGGTAAATCATTATCCATAAAGAACATTGATTCGGTTGGTAAAAAAACATCTTCATCATTTGTTACTTTTTCTAAGTTTCTAAAACTATACATTAGTTAAACCCCCTTCCGAATCGTTGTTGAATGTCAATGTCTTGCTGTTTGGTAATGTCATCAGTAAATGCACTGAACGTTGAACCACCCATTGACAGATTAATATATGCCGGTTGACTTGCTAAGGTCATGTCTCCATTAACATTAGCCTGCATTCTCGTTTGAAGTTGTTTGTTTGCTGAATTGATGGCTCCGGAAATATTGCTAATCCCAATATCTGGTTGCATTAGTTCACTGATTCTATCTGCCATACCAGAAACATTGGATTTTACCTCTTTAAATCCGTGGACTAATCCGCCATTTAATCCGCCCATGATTGCATTACCCGCAGGAATTAACAATTTTCTATCATACTGAATTGGTCCCTTGTGGGATTTAATCCAGCCTGCAATACCAGAGACAAAAGACTTTACTCCTTCAAATGCTGACTCAAGGCCCCGTTTGAAACTATTAATAATTGCTCGTCCTTGAGCCCCTAAATCAATACCGCTAACTCCATCTTTTACGGCATTAGCGTTTTTCTTACCAGCACCGAGTGAATCTTTGATTCCATCAATAATTCCTTTAACAAACAAAAGAATTAGCTTTAAACCTTCTCCTTGCATTCGTCCAATAATTTGGCCGACACCTTCAACAAAGGATTCAACTGCTTTTAGTCCCATTTCAACTACTTTTGGCATAGCTTGGATTAACCCAACTACAAATTTCCCAATTAGATCAATCGCCGCATTAATAACTTTACCAAGGTTATTTGCAATTCCCTCAACGAAAGAAACTATCAAGTTAACGGCGGCGTCAATAACCTGTCCTAAGTTAGAAGCTATTGTATTGACAAACTTCACCACGATTTCAATTGCAGTCTGAGTAATGTCTCCAATGTGACTGTTGATACCCTTTAACAGGTTTTGAATGATCGTTAAACCGGCGTCAATCAACATAGGTGATAACGTTACAATTTCTGTTACTAAAGCAGTGATTAAAGTGTCAATAAAGGTAATAAATTGAGGTATTATTGCCGTTAACGCTGCAAGTATTTGAATGATAGTGTTTTGAATCAACAAAATAATTTGTGGCAATAATGTTCCAATTGCTGTAAGAATGCCTGTTCCAATTGTGATAAATGCTTGTGTTAACAACGGCGCCAAAGTAATTACTGATGTTAATATGGCCGTTCCCATGGAAACGAAAGCCGTGGTTATTAATGCAACATTAGCAACTACCCCTGTGAGGATACCTGTCATCATTGCAGTAAATCCGACTCCAACCGCTGTTAATGCTGGTACAATTTGGGACGTCACCGCAACTAATCCTGTGAAAGCAACGACAAGTGAGGCAATTCCTGCACTAGCAACACCAATACCAACACCGATTAATGCGACGGCGGCGCCAAAACCAACAATACCAACAACACTCGCAGTCAATTTTGGTCCTAATAAAGCAAAAACAGCGGCAAGAGCGGCGATTGCAACAGTAACAGATACAACGGCTGTTACCCCTGCTTGTCCGGTACCTGCTAATTGCGTAATTGCCATTACCAAAATGGTTATTCCTGCGGACGCAATCGCAATTGATCCGCCCAATTTCATGGCAGCATTACCAAACGCTTCCAGACCAACCACGTTTGCTGTGAATAGTGGGGCACAGACTGCTAGAACCCCGATTATCATTGATATTCCCACGGTCATGCCTGAGATTGCTGATGTTCCACTTTCTCCTTGTGCTGCAATTGCTGCAATACCAAATGCAAACATACCCAAACCTGCGGAGGCAATACCGATTGCCAAACCAACCTTCAAAATAGCGCCACTAAATCCACTAAAAATAGATGTTGATTTTTGAGCATTGCCACCCGCATTAGTTAATGATTGAGAAATTTGTTCTGCTCCCGCCTTGGTTGAACCAAAACTAGGAATCAAGGAACTTAAAACACCCTTGAATCGTCCAAACAATCCTTTAACCATTCCGACTGGTGATATCATGCCAGTTAAACCACCAACAACCAATGCTGCACCACTCGCAAACGCAACCATTTGTGCCTTGGGGTTTGATAATGCTTGGTTTAATTGGTCAAGAAGTCCAGTTGATGAACTAACATGAACCCCCATCGATTCCAACGCCTTTGAGATGCCATTAACGGCGCTATCAAAGCCGTTTTGTAAACTCTTTACAATTCCATCAACGGCTTTTCTAAATGGTTCTGATGTCGTATATGCCTTGTAAAAGGCAATTGCCATCAATGCGATACCGGCAACAATTGCACCCATGGGGCTAAATAGTGAACCTAATGCGCCCCCGAGGTTTTTAAGTCCTAAAACCGTTGCATTAACTTGTGGTGCTACGGTACTAAATGCAACCAAACCCATTGCGCCCGTTGCAACTGCGGTTAGTAATCCTGATAGCGGGGCAAGTGAACCCCCAAAATTCTTGAAATTAGTGATTGCAGGTGGAATAATCCCATTTATCTTTTTAAAGGCGGCATCAATCAACCCTGTTCCCTTGTCGATACTTTCCGCCATTGTCGGGAATCCATTCATGGATAACCCTTTATCAAGTGCCGTCATCATGTCGGCAAGTCCACGTGTAACCGCCGTTTGAATGTTCTCAAAACTAGTTTTGATACCACCTGATGCGATTCTGGCTGATGCTGCAAACCCGTTTACCCCGCCATCAAGTTAAACAAATTTTTGATTCAATTGGTCCACAGTGATTGATCCGTCCTGCAAGGCGGCATATAAGTCATTTGTTGCACTTCTACCTGCATAACCAAACGCCTCTGCAACTTTTTTGAGTGCTGACGGCATGGTTTCTTGTAGCGTACGCCAGCTCATTAGATCGACCTTACCCGACGATAGCATTTGAGTATATTGCTGTAATCCACGGGCGGCGTCCGCTGCGCTCGAACCACTGGCAAGGAAAGCGTCGTTCAATGCTATTGTTGTTTTTGCAGCCGTTTCAACATCACCAGTTATTGACGCAAATTGTTGGGTACTTGAAACAACGTCATCAAGTGCAGTTGGTAGACCCTTAATTCCATTTTGAAGGATATCCATTGAGGCACTGACATCTTTTGCCGAATAGCCTAATTGACTCATTACTTTTGGATACTGGTTCAACGTATCAAACCGACGAATTGCGCCACTAACTGAATTTTGAATCATGTCAACAGCTTTAGTTACCAGTTGCATTGCACCGATACCAGTAGCAATATTTAGAATTGAACTTCTTGCCTTGTCGGCTTTGTCTGAAAGTCCGTCCATTGAACGTCCTGCATTTTCAAAGTTTGATCCTGCATTCTTTCCAAAGCCACTCAATGAGTTTGCTGCATTTTTTAATGTGTTAGAGAATCCCTTGTCCTGAAATGACAATACACCCTCAACACTAAAACTTTGGCTCATAATTCCTCCTCTCTAGCAAAAAAGGGACAACACGAAAATTAATTCGGTTGTCCCTTTTGTTTTTGCTGTTCTTTTTGTTTTTCTCTTTGTTTAAATCTTTTCAAAATCTCATCTTGTTCCCTCTGTTCTGATTCATGTCTAGATTCAGTTAGAGGTACATAATTAGGATCGAAACTCTTGTGAACATTATTCAAGTAAGCAGTCGAGTCAAAAAATTCTTCAAACCTCGTATACTTCGGCTTGGGGTGTTTCGATGAACCTTTTGTTGCCTGTACCGTTTGGTTCAACCATGCTTGCAGTGCAATGTTCTCTTGCTCATCTATCCTCTTGATCTGGTACGCTTCTAAACGCAAAAAATACTCTTGTAAACTCATCTTAGATATTTCCACTAAATCGGTAAGCCCAAATCGGGCAAGAGCGTTCAAGAGCATATCTTTGTAAGTTTGCTCAGAACTAATCGACTTTGTATGTTCGTCTAGTTTCGAGTTAGCTTGTTGACTGAGAAACGAACCACTGGAGATTTTTTTAGTTCTGCTAAAACATCAGTGAACAGTTTTTCAATTTGCTTATCAGTTAATTCGCCAATTGAATTCGCTACATCATCATAACTTGGTCGTGGACTCGTTGCATGAGTAGCACTGTATACTACTTTGATTAAAGCTAACATATCCCAGCCTTTTAAAGCTGGCAGAGTTCGAGTGAGAGCCATTCCCATCGAAATTCCTTGCACGTCCACGCCAGCAATTTTGTCTAAGTCATCTAAAAATCCAATACCGAAATTCAATTCGTATTCCTTTTTATCAATTGTGATATTCATATAATTCGTCCTTTGTTATTTTTCCCTAGAGTCTACAAGACCGGGAGTATTCTATTAAAAATTATTGTTCTGGGACTGTAAGCCCTTTTAGTACTACTCTGTTACTTTCACCTGTTGCATTGCGCCAATATACGCCCCAAGTATTCTCATAGGTCGTCCCCGGAGTTTTATCTTTTGGCTCAACCCAAACACGGTAATAATCTTTTTCACTTACGATTTTGTCAGTGCTAATTTCATACATAATGAAATGTGACTTTTCTGCACCCGGATCTCGTGATGTATTATCTTGCGCTCTAAATCCGTCAGCTATCCACTCAATAAGAATCTCATTGGGATCAATATCAACTGGTTTAGCCATCAACGTTGTAAAACTTGGCACATCTACATACTCACTGACTAGTTGAGAATCGGGATTGTACCAACGAATGCTGAACATATTTTCATACGCCTTATTAGGTTCAAGACCATCAATCTTAATGCTAAAACTTCCGCTTTCACCATCTATTACTTCTGATGGTGTTTTTAATTGCAAAATCTCGCCTGTGTGTGACTGTGAGTCACCGTTCGTATCAGTGACTACCACAGATGACTGCGTTATTGAGCCAACCGATAAGTCACTAGGCTTTACTGGGGGCTGTTACATCAGGACGTGAAGCACCATCAACTTCATCATCATATTTAGTTCCGCCAGCTGTGTCGCTATCATCGTTTGCAATATCCAAGCCACGGAAAATATAATCGAAGTCTGCTTGTTGGTCCGCTGAAAGTGTTAGCCAACCGTCTTTTGGCGTTCCATCTACTGTGAAAGTAACGTCACGTGTTGAGAGGTCGTCAGCGTCGTTGTCATTGCTGTCTTCGTTAACTGACCCTCTCATATACCATGCATATACTTCACTTGTTGAACCGTCTGCATTTGTCTTGATACGATCTTTGTTAACAATCCATGCCTCAACCTTTCGGCCATCAAATAATGCGTGTCTGATTTTATCAGCAATGAAATGGTTGTTGTTTACAAATTCAACTTCAAGTTCTGTCTCAACGCTTGATTGAGAAGAAACTGATCCATCTTTAGTAGCTGTTGAATCAGAGTCAACACTCGGATCAAAGCTCAATGATGTTTGATAGGGAACAAGTTGAGCCTCCATCTTTGTTTGGTCCTCTAAAAGACGGACAAACAATACTGCATTTTTACCTTGTAACTTGACTAATTGTTCTGCCATGTTTTAACTCTCCTTTAAATTATTTCAAAATGTAAATTCATGATTCCATGTAAGAGGATTTGACCCTCAACACTGTAATCTGTAATGAGCCTTGTTTCTGATCGTTGCATATCAAAAACAGTCGTGTAATTCTTGGTACTTTTAATTTTTACCGCCTCGTGTAAGAAGCCATTCATCATATTGGATATAACTGCACGATTGCTTGCGTTATTCCATAAATCAATATCAAGTTCTAAATTGCCATCTAAGCTGTTTTTCGTGCTATCAGGTGTAAGAGAAGTATCTCCAATAATAACGAACGGGTAAGGTGCGTTTTCCTCTTCGGTAGGCAAATAGTCGTAGGTGTCATACCCTTTATTTGTCGAATATTTAAAAAAATAATTGAATATTTCTAACTCTGGGGAAAATATCATGATCCTTCTGCCGCCCTTTTTATTCTTTCCAAGAAGACTGGATAAATCGTATCTAATGCAGGCTTCAATGTCGGCTCTTTCGCCATGTATCGAGTTCCAAGTTCAACGTACTGGAAATATTCGGTTTCCGGTCTAATTATTCCTTTTAACCCGTTGTCCTCGAAATAAACATTCGTCATTCGCTTAGTTTGACCTGTTGAAATTCGCTTACCTGCCTTTGAACCGCTCTTATAGCGCTTGTTGTACGTTGTTCCCATGTTTCTTTTGGTTTGTTCTTGTACTTCTACTGTGGATTTTCTGACCGCCTTAATAACATCTTTCATGTCTGCTTGTTCAGTGAGTTTGGCTTTTGCTTTATTGAGTCCGACAAATTTAACTTTCATTCCCATAGGACCACTCCACTTGGAAGCTCTTAACTTTTAACGTTGGAGTTTCAAATTTCTTGATCCAATGAGTTGAATCGTTTCCAATCAGCAAAAAAGACCAGTTGAAATTAATGTTTTCAGCTAGTCTTATTGTCTTTGTATTTAAGTTGTAATTACCAAAAGCCTCGACATTTCTTTGAACCCCATTGCTTGTAACATTTGCCCAACATTCAAATACAAGTTTTGTATCTGGCTTATGTCCCCCGGTTTCTGGATCATACTTATTACCAGATTCCATATAAAACTTTATAGGAATGTCGTATCTCATTTCATTCTCCCCATGTGATATGGATTCAAAAATTTAATTGTAGGTTGTGGGTTCTCCGAGTTTTCTTTTAGATAATTGGTAATATCATCTTCAAATCCTGCAAAGTCATCACCATTGAACGTAATGCTTTCACCGTCCTGTGAATACGATGTCATTCCCTCGTTACTCATTCGGTTATAGCGTCTGATTGAAACTTCAAACAAAATGAACTCTAGCGAGCTTGGAACGTCTTCACTGGTCAAATGTAACTTAGACTTCAATCGTTGTGTTGTTCGCTTGATAATGAGGTTTAATAGCTTGTCACGATCATCACTCGTAATAGATAGAGCGGTTTTAATGTCATCTAAAAGCGTTGTTTCTTCTGCCATGTCTGCCTCCTACCCTTTTGTTTTGAAAGTTGATGAATGAATTACTTTTTGGCCTTGTCTAATTTCAATAACTTGTTCCGTACCTGCTTTAAGACCTTTTAGATGGGCTTTATCTCCCTTTTTAAAGCCTTTTATAATTAGTTTGTTATTGCAGTATAAGTCTGCCATTTAAACACCCCTAACGTCTGCTGTCGTCTTAGTAGAGTTGTCTACTTCAACGCCTGCCACTTCGGGACTAGCTGGGAGAATCTGTGCCTGCTTCGGTTGCAATAGTTGAAACAATAATTCCATCTAATCTTTCAGGTAACAATAATAAGGCGTCTGCAACGACTGATTCATATGATAGTGAGTCATTTTTAGGTTCATGAGCGATTCCAACCAAACCTGTTTGATCAGTAGTGAAATTAAATGCTTGTGACAATGATCCACCATTTAGTGTTGCAAAGAACAAATTAAGGTTTTGAGAAGCTGTAACGTAAACTGTACCGGCAGGAACATTGTTACTCATAATAATTGTGTTAACGCCGAGAAAGTTTTGAATGTATGTCATACCAAAAACAGTTTGTACTGTGACAGGTGCTGACCCTACATAATCATAAAAATCAATTGGGTTAACCAATGCTACGGAGGTAATGTCTTCGTCTTCAAAAGCAACTGCAAGTTGTCCAAGACCTTTAGCAAGTGATTGTTGGAAACCATTTCCCTCAGCCTTTCCTGTACCATTTGCAAATTCATCGAACAAATCTTTTTTGATACGTTTTTGAATTGCCTTCAAAAGTTCTGAATCCGTCTCTGCAACTGCACCTTGGAATCCACTTGATTGAATTGCTTCCGCTGTTACATTCTTGCGCCACTTGTTAAAGGTTAATTCCTTAGTGTCTGATAGTTCTTTTTTGACTTCTGACAATGGAATAACTTCACCTTCGGCAACCTTTTCGTCAGCTAGAGTAACAGTTGATTTATAAATCTTAACTGTTGAGCCCAATGCAAGAGCCTGTTTTCTTGTAATGCCAAGTACATTGATCAATGTTGTTAAACCTTTGTTGAATTGTTCAACAAAATCAACTGATTGTGGAATTAACTTGTCTTTTAATACTGTGTTTCCGTCTACTGCCATGGTATCCATGACCTCCTAATTATTTATATTCCGGGAACAAGCTCATATTCTCGGCAATCTTTTGCTGTCTTTCAACTGGATCAACAATTTGCATAATCTCATCACGTGTAATTGTTTGAGCTTTTCCAGTAACTCTTGGGGTTGTACCTTTTGTTAGTTCCTTGGTCGTCTCTTCTTTAATCAATTCCGCAAATTTAACCAATTTACTAACGTTTGTTTTAGTGCTGTCAGCTTCCGAAGTAGTAACAAGGTCTAAAGCCTCATCATTCGCCGTTATCCCTTGTTCTTTAAACATTGAACTTGCCGTATCACGCATTTTATATGTTGCGAGTTCTGCTCGTGCTTCGGCTGCTTCTTTTTGAATCTTTTCCAATTCATATTTTTGTTTCTGTTCGGAGTTCATTTTTGCCAACTTCTTAGCTTCGTCAACTTCGTGCTGCTTCTTTTCCCGTTCTTTAGCAAGTTTCTTTTGAATTAAAGTATTGACGTCCTCATCGGTATATTTTTTTTTCACCGGCTTTTTCTTGGCCATCGTTATCATTTTTATTATTTTCTTCCGGTGTTTCTACACCTGTATTCTGTTCATCATTATTCAATCCATCTATTGGCGTTGCTTTGCTGTCGTTATCCATAAATAAATTCCTTTCGTCCATAGCTTTTAACGTGGATCAATGCTTGCACATTCCATATCTTTTAAAGTGATAAATGCTTGCACTTTGCTACACCATAGCTTTTTACGTCTTCAATGCTTGGACGTACAAAAAAAGCACCCAACCTTATTTGGTTGAATGCTTAATACAAAATATTTGGATCTAACGGTGGTAATGGGTCGTCATCAGCAATCATTTTATCAATTTCTTTTGCTAATACCTCGGCATCTTTTTTTGTAATGATTCCCGCTTGTTCCCAACCTTCCCAATTTTGAACAGGGAAATCATCTTTAAAATATTTTTCATATTTTTGAGTTGCTTTGTCGAAAATATCTCTTGCCTCATCTTCAATATATATCACTAATATCACCTCTTATTGATTTCCTCAATCATCTTCCAATACTCATCTACCGATTTTGGCATGTATTTTTGTAATACCTTTAATGATAGGGGATTTACTGCAGCTGATTCAGTCATATGTGCAATAAATTCTGTTTCAGCCATTCCGTTGTGTTTCCAATACTTAGAACCATGCCCATATCTCAGTGGATATGCACCGAAATACCCCGTTGATTCTAACATATCAGAAAATGAACTATATACTTTATATTTTGTATCTTCGGGCAATTGATCCATTTCTTCTCGTACCATATTTAAAAACCCTTGTTTCGCTATTCTCCGTTGATCGTAACTCATTCCATCACTTGAACCACCAAAAATTGCATTGTCCATATCTTCTTTAATAACCTTGCGAAAATTGAATTTATCACTAGAGGACGTTTGAACCGTAGTTATTGGTGTTTCTAAAATCTGTTTGTTATAAAGTTTTGTTCGTTTTACAAGCCCCGTTGTTCCCCTGCCATTTTCATAGAACTCTTTTATTGAATAATTGTCAATTGCATGTCCCATTTCATGGAATCCAGTTTGATAAGCAAAATTACCTTCGTTCTCTTTCCATCTACTCTTGAGCATATGAACAGATTTATCCGATGGCGCATAATATGCGGGTTTTTTCCTACTTCTATTTGGTTTAAAACTAAATTGATCTTGATAACGATTAAATACTTGTTTTAGTCTTGGATCAAATTCTTTGGAGTTTACAATCTTATCAAAGCCTGTTGAAATATCTTTGCCAACGATTTTTTCCATATCGTCTGAATGAAAACCTTGTTCCGACATCTTATTATTCTTTGATTCTTTTTGTTGCTTTAATTCTCTCTCTTTTGGTGTCGGAGGCTCATTCCAATCATCATCAACAGTAACGGTTGAGCAACGGCAATTGGGATGTACAGGAATATCAGGGGCGGGATTATCTCCATCTCCCATCAATTCAAATACTTTATTGTCTAGCGGTTTGCATACAGAACATGCTGTCGGTTCCGCAATCCATTTTACTTTGTCAAAATCATTTTCCATATACAAAATACGACTGTATTGATCCGCAACCCTGGCTGACTCAGTTCTAGCAATCCGAGAAGCCGCATAACCAGCATTCTTTATCTTATCATCAATCAGCGACCGGAGACGTGAACTCAATTGATCAGCATTCATACCCATTACCAAACTACGTGTAATGATATTGTCTAGTTCGTTTTTCAACACGTCTTGGTTCGTCCAAATTCTGTCCGAGAACTTTGCTCCGTGATATGAACTATATATCAACGCTTCCATTCTCCGTTCTGTCATCTTTGGCACCGTGTCACCTAGAATGCCAGCCTGCCGAACTCGCTCAGAACTTATCTCTTTAACAAGTCGCTCACTTAGCTTGTCGCCTATTTCATCTGTTTCTGCCAAGAGATCAACGCCAATTTGACTTTTAAGCATTTCCAAACGATTAATTCGCATAGTCGCATTGTAAATCCTCAACCTTTCATTTGCCTCGTCCGAGAAGTCCTGCTCCTCCACCATCTTTTTTGCAGTGTCTTGAAATCCTTTAACATCAAAGTTGGAAACTCGTTTTTTCGCTTCATCTATACTGATACCCTCTTTGTTTGCATATCGTGTATAGAATTGAGATATATCTTTATCTATTTTGTCTAATGATTTGTTATAGATTCCATCTATCTGCTTGTCAAAATCAATGTCTTGTTTTTGTTGTTGATCTATCCACTCACGCTCTCGCTTTTCCCAATATCCCATAATTATTCACCTTGTTCACTGGTTGTTGAATCGTTAAATCCGTAATCAGTCGCAGGGTTATTGTTAACTGCGTTTCTTGTTTGTTCGTTTTGTTCTTCTTGAATGCGAGTGAGTTCAGTTTTCGGATCGTCAACAACAGAAAGAGTGGACAACGCTGTTTCAAGCGATGTAACACCAATCATATTCTTTGCTGTTTCTGCTTCCTCTGCAACGTTGTTAGGAATATTACGGGTAAATCTGAACGTTATGTCCATAGGTTCGCCATAGGGCAATTGAACGCCTAAAACTGAAAACATTTCACGTAAGTTCTGTGTAAATTTACGTTCTTTGTTAACAGCAAGGTTACTCATTGCCTGCATTTTGTATGCTAGTGCCGTTCCGCTTGTTGAGCTTCCGAATACATCATCACTTATATTGGCTATCATGCTGATTTGATAAATCATGGTTGTTAGACGATTCAAAATATTCTCTTGGTTTCCATCTGCGTCAGGCTTTTCTAAGAATTTTGCGTCAACATCGTATTCACTACCTGCATTCTTGGTAACAATCAAACGGTTTTGCTTGATATTAATTTGTTCGTCCTCTGACAAATCAAAGTTCTTTAGGAATAAATAAGCATGAGCAAAGTAATCAATATCATCAAGTTTTGCACTGAACGCCTTATCGTATGCATGAATCAATGTGATTACAGAATCAAATACGCCTAACCGTTCCTCATTATCAAAAAACTCCACAGCGGGAACCTTGCCCTTAAAGACCAATGGCTGTGAATCTTTAATTACAACGTCATCAATGTATGTGAATGAGTCAGCTCTGTCAGAATAATATGCCGTCCCAGTGATTTCATCTTTTCCGTTCTTGCCGTATGTGACAAATACGATTGGCTTTTTATTAATTGTATCGTCGTAAATCATGAACGATTGATCAGGTGAAATAGTTGCTGTCTTTAGTTGACTGTTCTCATTGTTGAATGCCAACATATACGATTTGCCGTAAATACTAGACTGTTTTGATATTTCACTGAGCTTGTCGACAAACGAATTATCATTGATCCATGACTGCAATACTTTGTCTTTTTCTTGGTCATCAACTTTGATTGTTGGTGGGATACCAATAAAATAACCATTCAATGTATCAACTAAATTCTTTGGAAAGTTGACAATTAAATGGTTGTTGTCTTGCATATTCTGGGCAATTTCATCATCAAACGCCTTTGTCTTGCCTTTATACTTGTTCATTTTGTCTTTGTATAACTGCTCGTAGTTTGTTTTGTGATAGTTGATAAAACTTCGTAGGTCTTCCCTTGTGAACTCTTCGTTAACAGGGAAAAGATATTCATCGTTATCACTGACGATTCCTCGTTGTAGTAACATTTGCTACCTCCTAAAATAATAAATTTCTGTGTACTTTTGCTTGTACTCTTCCATTTCCATTGATTTCCTCAACAGCATAACGTGTTGCGTCTGCCCAGTGGTTAAACATATCAACGGGCTTATTTGTGTATTCGCCTGTCTTCTTATCCTTTAGCCACGTATAATTCTCAAGTCCTTCAATCACATGGGAACAACGATCATCAACTACAAAATGATATTGTTGCAGGAATTGAATACCTTGAATGATTGAATCTTTACCCTTATTTGATTTTCTAACTCTCTCAATTCCATTCCTGCGTAATTCATCAATACTTTTAGGCTCTGCTGCGTCTGCTGTGATAACTTCCTTTGCATAGCCTATTTCCTTAATAACATCTGCTATTTGATTGTTCATCATTCCGGTTTTGCTGTATTCCTCAAGAAAATAAATGTTCTTTTCCTTTTGGTCTACCTTTACATGAATGAAAAACGAGGGATCATTGGTGTAACCAAAATCAAGTCCGAACATACTAGGAATATCCTGCAATGCTGGATCATTGATGTTTAAACGCTTAGTTTCGTAATTGGGAAAGATTAATTTATCAAGTGTTGCAAACTCTCCCAATGCATAAATTCGATACCAAACGGGATTGGTTACTTTAAACCGTTCAATATTCTTTTTGGTTGTTTCATCAACAAACTTATTATCTTTGTAGCTCGACTGATGGATAATTGTGTCCGGCTGTTTCTGATTGAAAAAATATTGATATACCCAATTTGCTTTGGACACAGGGTTAAACATCAAATAGATTTGTTTCTTAACGTGTTTCTTTTCACGGACACGTAACGTTAACTGGTCGTAGTCCTCTTGACTGAACTCGGTAGCCTCTTCCATTACAACGTCTGAAAGTCCCTTGATTGACTTAATTTTCTCTTGGTCGTCCATTCCCTTGAACAGAAACATGGCGCCGTTTGGCAACGTTATTTCAAAGTTCGTTTTATTAACTTTACAATACGGCAATAGCTTCCATTCCGAAAGCCTTATAATTACGTCTTCATAAATTGAATCACGTAACCGACTGCCGACTTTACGCAAAAATAAAATTTTGCGGGGATACTTCCAATTTTGCAACGCCTTTAAAACAACCTTTTGAACAACCCCGTGAGATTTACCGCTTGCAGCACCTCCATACCATACTTCCGTAAAGTGTGAATAATCGTTTAAGCTGTCAAAAACGGGGCGATTAAATTCAAGTTGTGGACGTTCGAAATTTAAATCAATCTCCATTTTCTTCGTAATCTCCAATATTGATCTTGATTGTTCCATTTCCCGTCGTATTGATATTGTCGGTAAATAAGGCGTGTCGCTTACCGATTAATTCAGCCGCCTTAATTCTATCCTTGGCAGTAACCTCAACGTCTGTATATAAGCCCTTCGCAGTTGCTACTGTTTCGGTGGTTTCGCCGCTCATTGTCTTAGAAAGGAATTCCATGACTTCGGTGGCGTCTGCAATGCTTTCACTATGCATTGAGTCAACTTGCTTTTGTATGGCCGTTTGAATGTTAGCTTTTGTTAGTAGTTTGCTTGCTGTCACACGAGCAGATTTTTCACTGTAACCAGCTCTAATCGCCGCTTGTGTGGCGTTTAAATCTTTTATGTACTCATCTACGAATTTTTGTTGTTGTCTGTTTAAACTCAATTTTTACCACCTCCAAGCATTTTTATTTTGGGTAGCAAAAAAGCACCCCGCTATTAACGGAATGCTTAATTGTCGCAATAGGCTCCGTAGAGTATCTACCACTTGCAAAATGGTTAGGCATGGAATCGAACCATGCACTTCATCTATTCCTAAGCCCCTACTTCTATGTCTGTGTCGAACAGACTCCCAAACAGATGTCAGATAATAGCGTTTAACCTTTTCGCCACTAACCACAAGCAACCCCGACGGTGTACATGTACACGATTTAGAACGGGGTCAAAGTAACTAATAATTTGAAAAGGTCAATTAAGACCTATGCGAGCCTCGGGAATCGAACCCGAGCATAGAAATGTTATAAGAAAAAAGGTATTGGTATTTTTAGGAGGAAACCGCCAGTACTCGCCTAATAAAAACAGTGACCGTTATCATAAGTCACTGCGTGAAACTTGTCGTTTTTATTGTTGTTTTTTTAAAGATTGGTTCTGCTTTTACCGTCTCTGCTGACTCTATTTTTTCATGATCTTGGCATTTTGCCAAAAATCTATAGTACTAATTTACTACTGGATTGGGGTAGAAAACCACCTGTTTTGTTCTACTCTTTTATTCCTTGTATATCCGCCAGAACTTTCAACAGACGATATCTCTTTTTGTAAATCATTGCCACAGAGAAATGCATGATATCAGCTATTTCCCGCCAACTGTAATAGTTACTGGATAAGAACCTCAATTTATATATTTCATATTGTTGGTTGTCCTGCTCAAAAATTTTTACAGCTTTAGAACAGTTCTCTTTTAACGCCAACTTGGTTTGTAGTTCTGTATCTGACATATGTCTAAACATTATGCTCTCAGGTTCTTTACTTATTTTCGAGCCACGTCCACCGCCAATATTTGTGTCTGATTCTTGCCACGGAAAGTCCAATACTAGCATTCTTCGAGCTATTTCATCATTGATGGTCTGATAATCCTCTAACTGTTGCTCTAAATATTTTAATGTCGCTTTCCTCAACTTTTCCATATGTCACCTATTCAACTTTTTTTTCTTCAAACATATCGATATTTAAGTAACTGTCTTGAAGTAAATTCATAACTTGTTTTAGCGTTAAAAATTTATTTTCTTTTGGAATTGAAACGTCATTGATATTTGTTCCAAGAATTGGAGTTCCCTCAATGTTGTCTTCAAACAAATATATCTCTTTCCCTGATCTTTGAGTGTTATTTGATTTTAATCTCCAAAGGTACTGTGGTTTAAAAAAAATGCCTTCACCTCTCCAGTAATCAACCATATCAAAAATTACCTGTTGCGGTGTTTGTGATTGCATATACTTATCTCTCAAATACGTTTGGTCGTCATCATCGTATAAAACATCGATAACATCATCAAAATCATTTTTATGGCTTTTGTGCCATTCCAATTCTTCAATTTCGGGATCAGTCCAATCTTTAATAACTCTCATTCTTCTTCACCCTCTCCCCAACTATTCCAATATCCTTGATTGGTATTCTTATCAACTTGAATAGAATTTTTGCGAATTGACAAAAGTAAATTATGGAGATTAGCCCCGTGACCTTTGCCTTCCAGAACATCAATAGCTTGTTTCATTTCTAGGATTAATAATTGATTACGTTCACTCTTTTTCATTCTTCTACTTCCTCCAATCTGTCTGTGCTGCGGTTTAATCATTTTTCCACCTCATATAATTTTCTTCCACACGAAGGACAACATTTAATGGGAATTACGATATGTGCCCGTTCTATGAATTCGTCATCAATTTGTTCAATGACTAAATTTTTGCCTTCTATATACAAAGAAGTATGCAAATCCGTATCAGCACATACAGATTCGTTGAAATCAATTACAAATGCCCTTAAATTTTTCGGGTCACAATACTCACATGTTTCTGGTTGCAATTCCGCAATAGCTTTATCACAAGCCTGTACACCTGTTTCATAATCATCAGAACCTTTTAGTAAGTCCCGTGCAATAATCTCACGGGCTGTTTTCATTTTTTCGATTACGTCATACGCCATTTTCATTTATTCTCCTTTGTAGGAATTGACCAACCAGTCAATATATGTCTTTGCTTTTTCACCATCTTGTTTTGGATCATCTTTATTTCCCAAACGGTAAATATATTTCAGAGCTGACCCTCTCAAATACCCTTTGAACTCGTCTGAGCTCATTGCCTCCATTGCTTGAATAACTTCAATTTTGCCTCTGTTGTAATGGTCCGGGTGTTTAACGTTAGCGTTCAATTCTTGATTGTCCATTGTTGCTTGTTTCCCCCTATTCTCCGTGCTTCTTTTGATAATATTTTCTAGCTCGAACTCTTTTTGTAATTACTTGCCAGGTTTCATCGCTAACCAAGCCTTTTTGAATTGCCATTCCTAAAACTTGGATATGTAAACTAAACATTTTTCCAATATCGGTTTTGGTTGTTCCTTTGTCCAATTCGTTTTGAATTTTTTCCCAATCATAGTCTTTTAAACGTCCCATCAGTTCTAACTCTCTGCGTTCCTTTTTGTGCAGTTGAGCCATTATGGATTGTCGCTTTTTCCGTATTTTTTTCCATTTAGTATCATCAACCAAATTGTGATCAATTCCATTTTTTAAACTGCTAAGCGAGATACCATTCCTATTGGATATCGCTGTCTTTTTAGTCCTTGATCAAAGTCTGATTGAATAGATTCCCAGTCGTACTTATTTTTTTGCATAATAACTTCCATAGGTCTCGTTTTTATACCAATTATGTATTTCCAATAAAGTAGGGTTATCTTCTGGAACAGATAAAAGGTCATATCCGAATTGTCGTTCTAAACTGTATACTTTTTCTAATGCCTCTTTTTTATCCATTTTTAAGCACAAAAGTCACTCTCGTTCTGCAACTCCCTTTCGTGTTTTCTGTTATATGAATTTAGTTCAAGAACGGTTTTGTCTGATATTTTCATTGCGTCTGCAATTTCAATAAATGAATATCCATTTACTCTCATTTGAAAAACTGCTAAATTTTCATCAGTCATGTTCGTTCCTCCTAAAACGGTAAATCATCGTCTGTGATGTCAGCTTGTTGTGTGGACTCGTTCTCATATGTTCCGTTCTTATTCATGCCGTTAACTTCTTCATATGTCTTTTCTTTTGACTCGCTGCCTTGTGTTGTCAACTCAGTTGGTTTTGCTGATGGTTGTGCATTGCTTGGTTGTCGTTGCTCTTTATTTGCTGGTTGATGATTGCTTGATTTTGGTTCAAGTAATGAAAAGTTCTCTGCTAACACCTCAGTAACAAACACTCTGTTTCCTTGATCGTTTTCATAGTTCCTTGTTTGAATACGACCATCAATCCCAACTAATGAACCCTTGTGAGTAAAATTGGCAAAATTTTCCGCTGCTTTTCTCCACATCACACAATTAATAAAATCCGCCTCACGCTCTCCGTCTGCGTTTGTATATGTTCTATTAACGGCGACGGTAAAACTTGCTACGGCGTGCCCATGTGCTGTATATCGCAATTCTGTGTCTCTTGTTAGTCGACCCACCAAAACTGTTCTATTAATCATTGTCTGTGCCTCTCATATCTGAGACTTCATTCAAAATCTTATAAATGATCATCTGCTTAAATTCTTCGGGTAAATCAGAGAATTGTCCTTTTACGGGGATACTTTCTGATTCTTCCATGTTTGGAGTTTTAATATTCATTTTTTCAACAAGATCGTTTTTAATTTTGTCCTCAGCTGCTTTTGTCAAACAATCGTCTATTAAAGTTCCTAATTCGGCGCAAAGATATTCGAGGTCAATATCATCAACCTCTATATTAAGTTGATGTGTCTCTATTTGATGTGTCTCTATTTGATGTGACACTAGCTGGATAGCTAACAATTTTGGTAAGATGTCACATGAATCATTGCCTTCATAACATGTAACTGCATCTTGATCCTTAACGGTGCTAATAAAAGTAAATGGTTGATCATCGTTAATAGCCTTTCGCAAGCCGTTTATAACTTCCCTGTCTGTATATGCTCTCATTATTTAATTTCCCTTTTTTTATTTATAGTTGATATTTTGACTTCCACTCTTGGACATTCGTCGTAATCTTTTACTGCATTGATCTCGACAATTTGACCATCATCAAACCATGCGCATTTGAGACCATCAAAAACCGATTTAATATAATTATCCAAGTCCGATTTAATTGCCGGCTTTACTTCGTGGATTGCCCGCCGTTCGTGCTCTTTTTTTGATATTGATTTTTGAATGCTTCTGTAAAAATGTAATTCTGCTTTCAAAGGTTCGCCCCGGTCAAAAAGTTGTTCATTATTAAATTCTTTTCGATATTGTTCTTCGATGTTTTTTTATATTCTGCATATTTTGGTGGGGTGTATGTTCCCCGTCTCGTGACTCTAGGCCTTTGCGCCGCGACTGGTTCACCCTCAATAGTCATTTTTAAAAACATTCTCTTTAATCTCCTTCAAAAGCCAATTCATATTGAGTAGTTCTCCATCGATTTGTTTATGCACCGTTTCAAGCTCTGAAATAGCCATAATTAAATGTTCCTCAATATCCGTATTACCTCGATAATCAGAAACATCGTTTGAAAGTTGGTTATACCGTTCATATATGACTTTTAAATATTTGATTTGACTTAGGATAGGATCATGAATAATCAAAAGTTGGTTATTCGCATAAGCAAGGCTGTCTTTTTCCACGTTTTGAATTATTGGTAGCTCTGATATAAATTTTTCTGTTTCCATTTCTAAACCTCCCTCCTGTCTTTACCACCAAACACAATTACATTCTCAGGTTTTTTGGTAAGTAATCGACTTATTATTTTTCCGTTATACATTCGTTGCAATTCACTACCTGTATTGTTCGTTGTAATAATGTTCGCTTTGTTTTTTCGATAGTCAGCAATTCGGAATAGTACTTCCTGTGTGAATCTCGTAGCAGGCTGTATATCTGCACCTGTCACGAAGCTTGTTTCACTTCCTAGGTAATCAAGAACCAATACATCACATTTTTGGATACACTTTTCAATTCGATAAACGTCATTTTTTTCAATATTGTATTTATCTGTAACGGCTTGGCGTTCTATATTGATCAACATTTCAACACTTACAAACAAACATGAAATGTCAGTTTCTAAGGACTTTAATCCGTTCAAAATGCTAACTGCCAACATGGTTTTGCCTCTTCCGGTTTTACCAGTGAATAGGTAGTTCGATGTATTGCCTTTATATATTTCATTTGCGATATTTCGAGCCTGTAAGAGTTCTTGTTCTTGCTCCGGTGTATCTGTATCAAAGTCATCAAAAACGCTTTTCAGATCATCAATATCACTAACAAGCGAACTGTTAAACATTCGATATTTCTCTTGTGACTTATATCTTTTGGTTATGTTAATCTCGTCTTGTTTTCGCCGTTCGTCCATGTCGATATTCTTCAAGTTATCCCAATCAATGTTGATGTCTTTTTTCTTGAGGTCTGCCAACAGTTCACTCATGATTGTTCCTAAGTTCTCCATTTCGCCCTCCTAGTATGGTAATTTGTCCGATTCATCAACAGAATATGGTTCATTCTTGGCCTTCGGTTTTTGTTCTGCCTTTACATTGCTTAACGTGAACAAGCTATGATCAAGCCAGTTTTTTAAAATCCCATCTGCATAATTCCAAGACAGTTTATTACTAAGAGCTGCCTTTTCAATTGCGAGTCGAACAATCTCATTGGCTTCAATTTCATTAGTTCCTTGATTAACAAAGTCATTGATTCGATATTCTATGTTTTGTTGTACAAATGGATTTAGTACCCCAATGTTTTGTTGATACACTGTAAGAGTTTTTTGAAAAGCAACAGCAGGTGACTCTATTTCTTTACTCTGCTTTTCTTTACTTTTCTTTTCTTTCCTTTCCTTTACTTTACTTTGTGTACTAATGTCATCATTTACCTCACTTGAACTAGGGTTATTGTCAACATTAACTACACTTGAAACTAGGTTATTGTCATCATTAACTAAATAACGTAATTTTGGTTGTTCTTTTCGTCTTTTTGTAGCTTCTAAAAACGTTGCTTGAACTCTCTTGCTTGTGAGAGTTTGATACTCCTCAAATGCTTCTTCGCTGAATGTGTCATAGGAAATCAGTCTATTGATTAGTTGATCCATTTTTTCAATAGTCATTCCGTCAATTCGATTTACCAATTGCATTTGACTCAACCTATCCCACTTCAAAAAATAACCATTCCGATAGATAGCCGATAAGAGGTAAAGAAAAGCAACAACACCCTCACTTCCAAACTCCCCCATGATTGCTTCAACTTTTTCATTTGTTGGAAAATCAACGTCGAGTGGAAAGTAATCCATGCCGTTTTTAATAGGTCTTGCCATCTTGCTCTCCTAACTAATAAGGTTTTCCATGCTTGTAATTTTCCTTAGTGTCGCAGTTTTTCGACAATAAGCGCATTTACCACAACGTATTGGTACTTCAAATCCGCTCTTTACTTTTTCAAATCTTGGTTGAAGTATTTCAATCTCTTCTTGGGCCTCTGCTAGTCGCTTCTTAGGAATCGAGATAACAGCCTTTGCGGGTATTTCTTGTTTACTTACTGCAATAATATAAGGTGTACACATGACTCCATATTGTTGATAAATTAATTGCTGGTATACATACATTTGCAACGGATAATTATATTCGTCCATAAATGATTGCCACATATGTTTTTCTTCGTTCCAATATTTACGGTCTATTTCCCTAGTTGTTTTTAAATCAAGAAATATTTTGCGGTCTAGGTTCAAACAATCAATTTTGCCTTTCCAATTAACGCCTTCAATTTGGCCTTTAACGATTGCCTCTTTCTTACCCTGATAAAGATTATTAAACATTGGATCATCAGCAAGCGTTGCAATCATTGAGTCAGCAATCTGATAGTCTTTTAACAGTGTGCCCCGCTTTGTGAACATGTCACTTTCGTGTTGTTTAATGAAATTCTCGTGAGCCGTATGGCTTTCAATGTAAGAATGCAAGTAATTGCCAACCAATAGAGCTTTTTGGTTCATATCTGGTTTGTATATATCATTTAGCTGTGCTACAGTTGCGGTCTCACATTTTTCAAAGTTCTTGAAAAAAGTTGCCGATTGATAATACCTATCTGATTCAATTGAATAATATGTTTCTTTATTCAGAGTCTTTTGAATTGGTTGTCGAGTCATTGACATTTACCTCCGTTGCACTTCCATTGATCAACTGACTAACATCAGTTGCGGGTTCTTGCTCTTGTACTTCAATATCTTTAATGTCGTTTGCGCTGATTGTCGTTGCGTGCTCGTCGCTTTCGTATGCTTTTTGCATTTCCACGCTCATTGGTCCCCATTTACTGATTAAATTTCTTAGAACCGTTTTGAGCGCCATTGCGTCGAAATTAGTTGCCCAAACACCACTCGGTTTTGACTTTCCACTCATTTTTGAAAAACTCTGTCTGTGATCATCAATTTGTTTACGAGTCCAATACACAGTTTTTTCAAAGCCACTAGTTAACTCAAAGTAACCAACGTATCCAACGGGTTTTTCAGAGGAATCACGATCCTTAAAATGAGGTTCATAATCCAATTGCTCGGTTAACGGGTTGTAACTTTGAAACTCGTCTTCATACACTGCGACGGCGTTCAGATGTTTGTACTGTCCGGTTCTCTGTGCCAATTGGATATATCCTTTGTAACCCATCTGAGGTTGTGCCTTGCCGCCGTATGGAACTAACCACATGTATCCTAAGTCTTGATTAATTGGCAAATCTAAACTGGCTGCCACCATAGCCGAGGCAACGACGCTCATTTGATCAACATTCTTCAAAGATTGATTACTATTCACAACATTAATAAGTGATGTAACAAATTGAGCTGATTTGTTACCTAACACAGATTCAAATTTTTCAACGATCTTTGGTTCTTTTACTAATGTCTGGATTGGTAATTTTGCTAAATTGTTTACCATTTTTTTATCCCCTTTTTCTTATTGTGTTAAAATGTACATATGATTTTTTTGAAGTATTCCGGTCCTTTGTCATTGCAGTGGCAAGGGACTTTTTTTGTTCTTCATATAATTCGTTTATATCTTTTGTCGGAACTCGTACAAAGCCCCATCGGCCAACTTTTACAACTCGAGGATATTTATTTGAACAGCATTTTGTAATTCCTCCGTATGCAAGACCGGTCTTTGCGGCAGCGTCCGTACAATTATCAAAAACCCCTTGTATAGTTCCGTTCTCGTCAAACCATACTATTGAAGTATCCTTTACTGAATAATCAAGTTGATATGGTTTACGTCGTCTGGAATTCTCTCCAATTGTGATCCACTCTAAATTTGTTGCTCTGTTATCAAATTCATTTCCATTCAAGTGATCCACAACCAGAGGAATATTTGACTTTGGCTTGTAACAAAATAACTCTGCAACTAGTCGATGGACGTCATACGTTTTTATCCTGCCTTTTCCATCTTTAAACGTCGTTTTTAAATACAATGTTCTTGGTCCGGGTCTTGATAACTTTCTGATTTTTCCTGTTCCAGTGTTCCGTACACGTCCAAAATCTGAAACCTCATAGCGTTCAAACTCTGGAACTGGTTTCCAATGTTCCATTGATTACCACCTATTTTCTTGTCCGTTTGTTTCTTTTGTTTGTGTTAATGATCCATATGCAGATTCGTTTTGTAACCATTCGTCAAAACCGTCCATTGGTGTCACTCCTTTGGTATAATTTTTTTGAGGTGCTTGTTTATGAAACTAAATAAAACTGATGAAAAGGTATTAAAATATTTCATTCATGCAAAGGGTTCGAATAGTTTTGTGGATCGTGAGAAACTGAAAATTCCAGAATCTATTTCAGATGATGATATTCATGAATCTATTTCCGTCTTAGAAGATGCAGGATTAATTAAGTCCTTCGGCAAGGATTACACATACCGAATAGAACCGGATGGATTACGTTATTTTGATAGTAAAGAACAATTAAGAAAATCATTGATATTTTGGAAATTCGTATATCCCGTTTTTGCGTTTATCCTTGGTGGCTTGGTCAATCAATTTTTATTTCATTAAGATTAAGATTTCGGAAACTACTATCCCCATTAGAAACCAAAATAGAAGTATGAAAATCTTTTCTTTCTTACCCATTCCATAACACCTCCGGTCTAACGATGGTCATCTCGTTTGTTGCAATCTTTACCAATTTGATAAATAAGCCACTTCATGATTTTTACGTTGAATATCGGAATAAGAAGAAATGATCCGATTAAAAAAATCAACACAATAATCCATTCAATAAAATCTAAAATAATAACACCTTCCATAACACCTCCGGGTGTTTATTTTTTTGTCTTCGAGTAAATATTTGTTCTGAAATTCTCGTTTCCTGCTGTGTCTTCTTTTTCAAATCCATAAAAATCAGTCGTGTTTTTCAATATTCCCTTTAACGTTTTAAATTTAATAAATAGATATGTCGCAACGCTTGAAAATATTGCTATGAACATTGCGTCAAAAATAATTGTTTCAATTGCTAATTTCATGATTCCCTCCAATTTTTACTGTTCCCACGGTCTTTTTAATTAATTTTGTAAAATGAATTCGTCTAATTCTGGTTTGTAATAAAGCGTTATTCCTTTGATAGTATGTTTTGGCAAACCTTCCAAAATGAACTTATCAAAAGTGTTATTTGAAACGTTTAGGTACTTTACTGCCTCGTATTTCTTCATATATGGTTTGGCAATCAGTCCGTTATCTTTTTTAAAGTCGTCAACAGCTTTTCCAACCACTCCATAAACTGATTTCATCAATTCGTGTTCTTGCTGTTCGGTCAAAGTTATTTCCATCATTCGGCCTCCTGTTTGATAAACTCTCCTTAGAAAGGAAGTGTTGATAATGAGTAAATCTGGTATAAACTTTTCTGGTCTGAAAAAATTTGAAAAATCTATAAAAAACTTAGACACAGAACAAGTTTTTCTTGATGGTTTAAAGAGGGCACATAATGAATTTGAATGTGTTAATTGTGACAAAAAGTTTGAAGTTCATTCTCCACAATTTGAATGTCCTCAGTGCCACACCACTTATGACTATAAGATCAAGAAGAACTAGATTTTTTGAGCCAGCTCATCTGCCAATGAGTTGGCTTTTTCTAATTTTTCAATCAATTTATCTACTTTTTTACATAATCTATCTAATGTAGCTTCTGTTTCTGACGCATCAATTTGTATTGTTTCTTTAATCACGTTTTTCACCTTCCTGTTTGTAGTATTTCTTCATTACTTCTAGTGCTGCTATTGATTCGTCGATTAACTCGACATTGGTTGATTCTCGTTTGCGATTGAGATTGAAGATTGGTAAACCTTTAAATAGTGCATCTATGTTCTCGCCTACAATCTCCTGTGCTGTCGAAAAATTCTCGTACGTCACTTTCATAATCATTCCTCCTATCTAGAAATAACTGAGTTATTTTCCAGAAACTTATTAATAAAATATTGTTGGCCCTTACCAGTAACTTTTGGAGTTTTTGTTACTACCGTGACTCCGTCTGAATTAACATGGCTTGACTCTTTAATCTTGAATAAGCCTAAGTCCATCGATTTTTGAGTTGGTGAGTTGTAATCTGCACCCTTGCGCTTAATCAGATAACCGTTGTCTCCCATCCATTGGAATAAACGTCTTGCACCAGTATCAACACCATTACCTTTGATAATCTTTGCTAGGTCTCCAACTAGGATTGTTGTGTGTGATGTAGCTACTGAGTCAGCAAATATTGCCTTAGGTTTCATCACTTCTAACTGTTCCTGCTGGTCTGCTGCTAAACGTAAAGCTTCAGCCATTGTTGATGGAATTTTGAACCCACCTGTTTTGATTTGGTCTTCCATTTTGTTAAAAGCTTCAATGTATTGCATTTTGAATTTAAGAGCTTTCTTGCCTGTGAATCCCATTGCTAGTAATGTGAACCCATCACGGTTCATGTAATACGCCCTTCGTCCTCTTCCATACGTATCAGGCAAATCCGTTACTAAAAACATCTGCGCAAAATTGCGCACATCTTTTTCTAAATCATCAATTGCTCGTAATACGTCTCTATGATTTTTATTAAATGTTTCCGCAACTTGTAAACTGCTAGTTACTGCTTGTTGATCTTTCATAATTACTAAGTTGTTCATTTCATTCATCTCCTTTTTTATATTCGTACTGCCTATATACCGAGGACTTTTTCAATTTGCTTTCGTAATTCTCTAGATTTAGGTGTCATGTCACCTTTGATTGCTCTATTGAGTTGTTGTGGATTAGCGTCAATTTCATCTGCTAATTCGCGTTGGGTCATATGATTCTTAAGAAGCGCAATCTTGATAGAGCTCTCAACCTCATAAGCAGCCTCCGCATATTTTTCTTCTGTCATTTAAATACTCCTTTCTGTTATTTGTTTATCAAGTTGTTGACAGTAATCACACAGTTGTGTACTATAAAGGCATAGCAAATAAACCTTTATTAACGTTTGTTGATTCCTGCTCGCCAAAGCTTATCAACAACCGCTTGTGTTTTTGTTGCTCAATTACTTGATGAATTAATAATAACACAGTTGTGTAATTTGTAAATACTTTTGTGTAATTTTACTGTATTGTTTTTTCATCAAACGTGGAGAATGACTGATATGACAACGTTTGAAAGAATTAAAAAAGTTTCTAAAGAAAGAGGACTTACTTTAAAACAAGTCGCTGAAAAATCTGGAATGAGTACCAACGCTATTTATAGGTACAATCAAGGAGTAAATCCTAAGTACGATTCATTGAGAGCAATCGCAAATACTTTAGGTGTGACCGTTGAATATCTTACTGGTGAGACATCTGATACCGATAAGAAAAAACAAGTTGACCTTGCTGATAATGATGTAATCATGACTTTTGAAGGACGTCCAATACCACCAGAAGATATTGAATTGATGAAACGCTTGTTGCGTGGAGGAGAATAGAATGCTTAACGTCATAATGGCTTCGTTGATGAATAAAGCCATAGACTGTGGATATAGTGTGATTGTTGATAATAGATTCTCAAGTCGTACACCCTCTGCCGTCAATCCGTATACAAAAACAATCGTAGTTAATGGAAGTTGGCACGATCCAGAACAATTACCATTTCAATTGGCACATGAGATGGGGCATCTTATTAATAAGGATGATTCCAATTGTTTATACTTTTCCCCTTCCAAACATGGTATTGAGGGACGTGCGAATAGACAAGCTGTAAAATTGCTGCTGCCTTACTATACCGATGATAGGCCTATAGAAGAATTTAACAGTATTGATTTTATGAGAGCATTTAAAATACCACAATATTTAGAAAATGTAGTTAATGAAGAATTTTACAAGAATTATTAATTTTAAGTCCAACAAGCTGAACGACTTTAAAAGCTGACTATTGGGAGGATTATAAATGAAAACAAGAGGTGTACTATACGCAACGGCTTCACTAGCAGCAATCGCATTATTTGCAACTGGTTGTTCTAGTAACAACGACAGTAAGGACTCATCGAGTAAAAATAATGAAAAGACCGAAAAAGTGACAAAGGCCAAAAACAAAGATGTATCCAATAATAAGTGGACCTACAAAGATGATGTCTTTGACGCTGGAAACCTTACATATAAGTTTACCAAGTCTGAAATTATGGACTCCGTAACAGACGGCAAACAAGTACTCGTTCTTTATACTGATGTGACAAACAACTCTAAAAAAGAACAAGACCCCTCAAATATCTATATGGTTGTTCACGCCTACCAAAAAACTGATACGGCAAACAAACAACTTGATCCCGGAATTGTTGCGTTAGACGAAAACGCAAATAGCCCTCTTCAAACACAAGAGGACGCAATGAATGATAAATTGCTACCAAAGAAAACAACACAAGGAGTTGTATTATTTGAATTAGAAAACACAAATAAAGTAACAGTTAAATTTTCTAATTCTGATTTCAAGAATATTGGATCAAAAACTTATAGTGTTCAATAGCATTTAATTATTCATGTCGTTTCTTCCCTGTTCCCACGGCGGGAGATTAAAATATGACGAAAATAAAAAAATACACAAAAAAAGACGGATCAACCGCCTACAAATTTAATATTTATTTAGGTATTGATCCGAAAACCGGAAAGAGCAAAAGAACAAATCGACATTTTGCAACTCTCAAAGAAGCAAAAGTTGAATTAAAAAAACTAGAGTATCAAGCGACACAAGGAATTACAGAACACAAAGAAACAAATATAACCTTTGAAGAGGTTTATAATGAATGGTTCGAGGGGTATGTGAATACTGTTCGTGAAAGTACATGGTACAAAAAGAAAAAGATTTTTGAAAATCACATATTACCGGCATTTGGCAAATATCGAATTAGATCAATCACTACTGCTCAAATACAAAGTGAGCTAAACAAATGGTTTAAGTCGACTACCAACAATTTCAAACCTTGGTTTTATTACACCAGTGCTATTTTCAAATATGCTATTCAGCAACAGTACATTACTGACAACCCAGCTAAAAGAGTTATCATGCCACGAAAAACTGAACATATTGAAAAAGAACCAAACTTTTGGAATAAAGATGAGTTGAAAACCTTTTTCGATTTTATTGATTCAAAAAAAGAGTTAGAACGTTACACATTGTTTAGAATACTTGCATTCACTGGTATTAGACGTGGTGAATGTTTAGCATTAACGTGGAATGACTTTAACAACACCGAAAACATTTTGCAAATCAACAAAACACTGACGCAAGGTATTGGAGGAAAGCAGATAATTCAAGACACAAAGACAATTAAGGGAACTCGTACCATTCCCCTAGACACAACCACAATTAAATATTTAAACCTCTGGAGAATTCAGGATCGCAAGGAATTGTTGAAAATGGGGTTTAATATTGGTAAAGGTTCACAGTTAATTTTTCATAGTAATACTAATCACTTTAAATCATTAAATACTCCAAAGAAATGGTTAGATTTAATAATGAAACGTGTGAACAGTGAACAAACTTTATTACACCCAATAACCATACATGGTTTTAGACATTCCTACGCAAGTGCATTGTTTGCCTCAGGAGCAACTATTAAAGAGGCTCAAACATTGTTAGGACATGAGGACGCTCAAACAACATTAAACATATACACTCACGTAACAGCAGATCAAAACAAAGAAGCAACGGAAAAACTGGTTAAGTTCCTGAACTTCTAA